GCTCTGTGGACTCCTGTATTGCTGGTTGGGTCGGGGCAAAGCGTGTTGGCAGATCACTACAGGTAGATTACTCTACGGGTTGCGCTTGAAAAGTACGCTGCAATCATCGTTACGTTTCAGCGTTTGCCCATCCAGCGTTACGATATCCAACGGCATGCAACGGAATTTTTTGCCTGAGCAATTTGGTCTCCAATCGCAGGCACGACAAACGTTGCCTCCGTCTCTTGGTTTTGCTTCAGATTTTAGTACTGCATAATATCCAGTTGGCGCCTCATTAGAGTTAACTCGAGGCGGATGTTGATAATCACGCATGATGTGCCTCACTAAATGCCAAGGATGAAACGCAGGGCGAGTCCAATGGTAATAGTTACGCCGAAAGAAACCAAAAGGATGCTCGCGAATCTTCCGCAAATTCCACAAGTCATAATTGCCTCCAGAAACGATCTACCGGTGTTGGTGCGATCCGCCGATCCGCCGTATTGTCATCATATCACGGCGCCCGAATCCGCGCAATAGGCTCGGGCGGGTTTTTGGGTGAGGCGGCTATAGTGATTGACGCATTGGTTTCGTGAATATGTCCCTAAGTCGTTGATTTGTAAGGGGGCGTTCAAAGGCCCATTGAATAGGAAGCCTATAGACGTATTGCGCATACTGACTGCGCGGGAAGATAAGGTATTGCTGATTCAGGTAGGGGTCGGAAATACTGAGGCAATCGTATTGCTGTTTCCAACTCTTTGATTATAAATATTTTTTTTTTAAATACATACGGATCTGCGTACATATTTCGTATTTTCAAACGCGCTCGCACCCCACCAGCAATATTTCTTTGCTTCTTTATTCAATGTAAAGCTATTTTGGGTGTTTAGAATCAAGGGTTTATTGTTGCGTATTGCCGGAAAAACTAAAACGGGATGGGAAAATCAAGGACTTAAAAAGTGTCTCATTTACGCAAATCGGGGTTCCTTTGAACATCGTTGATTTCTATAGGTTTTTTTTTTCGTAGGACAAAAAAACCACAGGTGCACACCCAGAAAAATATCCAACATTATCAATGACTAAGGGACTATGTCCCCTTGGTAGGCCAAACGTGTACGTTTTTGGTGGTTGGATATACAGTATTTTTCGCAATCCCTTGATATAATTACATAATTTTCTCCTGATTTTTGAGGTAAAAGCCCGAAAAAGCCGAAAATCCGAGGCGGTTTTCTTGCACGGTGCGTAAAAACAACAAGCCTCACAAAAAGCCCGGAATCTTTGCGACTCCGGGCTTGGGTTGGTCATAGAAGGGCGTTGATAAGGTCGATGTCCTGCCTTACGGACAGCGGGAGGTGAAGGTCTTCCGGATACCAAGGCTTGTGCTCGGTCCACGCGGCTTCGGCATCTTCGGCTTCTTGCCAGTAGCCTAGACGCTCTAGATCCCACAGGGTTTTCTCTTCGATGAAATCAGGCATTGGATGCTCCTATGTTGCTCTTTGGCCTAAGCCCAAGGGGCCATACGATCCCTCGGGCTACCCTGCTATCAAAGCAGATCGAACGATACGTCCTTGTTCTTTTCCTGCAGCCGCTTTTCAACCTGCTTCGCCCAGACTTCGGCCAACACGGGCAGGTTCTTTTCCATCCTTGCTTCCAGCTCGGCTTGAATCTCCTTCACACCAAGCCCTTGCTTACCCAACGCGCGGATGATATACGCACGGGCTAGCTTCGCCCACGCCGGCCCTTGGTCCTTACGGAACTCCCGCTTCTTGGGCATTTCCTTCTTCGCCTGGGCATCCGTCTTTGCCCCCCAGTTTGGCGATACCCAGTTTTCGTACAGGATATCCCAAGCCGCTTGGGTTGCATCATCAAACCCGGCGGCTCCGCCTCCGCCGCCACCGCTACGCGTCCCGATGGAATCACCGAGTCCATCCAGGAAATCCTGGAAATACTCGCTCTGGCTTTCACCCTTCTTCTTCTCCTCACTGGCGTTCCATCGGTCGTTGTACAGCCGCTTTCCATAGCGGAAAACCGCACAAATCGCCCGTGGTGTCATGTCTTCGATCTTGACAGGAAACTCCCCGCCACCGCCGAAGGCGAAAGACTCATCAAACATCTCGGCATACTGTGCAGCCATCAATTCAGGTAACGTTGCCATGTGCTTTGCTCCTATTGCGTGCCATGCCCTTTGTTGGATTGGCGCGTCCATGCGCCGTACAACTTAGTCGCGATACTTCACTCCAAGCAAGCCCTCAATCCGCTTTGCTAGTTTCCTTCCTGGCTTGGTTCCGTTTTCCACCTTCGCAATTGTGGACTGATCGACATCAAGCAAGCCTGCAAGTCGGGTTTGCGTGAATCCCAAGTCTTTTCGGGCTTGGGCTACCTCTTCGCCATATGGCATTGTGGCGTGACTCATGAGTCTTGCATCGCGGCAATGCGCATACCAAGCTTCATACGGGTCGCCAATCATGGCGCTTTGAATGACACTGTCTTCCCTTGTCAATCCCTTTCGACCCAGGCCACACCATTCGCCCTTTTCGGCTTGGCGAATCCGTGACATCAGCGAATCTTTCGCTTTCATGCCTTTTCCCTTTTGTCGATGACAGCCCCGATGCAATATCCTTCACCTAACTTGTCCGCAACGAGTGCTGTTTCCCGTATGATAGCCGATTGGAGTTCGTCCTCGGTTAGTTCGCATTCGTAAAACGGGGCGACGACAACGGTACCCGCTTCCGATGCCACAACTAACAGTACGTCGGCTTCCGTTTCCACGTCCCCAAGCTTATCCATCGCTTTACGCATTTCATACATGCTCATCATCATTGCCTCCTTTGTTGAACCCAACAAAGGACACGGCACTAGATTGTTAAAGAACCCTCCTAGTCTAGTCCACCCTTGTGGACCTGGGTTGTTTCCTAACCCGTAGGTGTAAGTATAGGGTATTGCTTTCGGCTGTACAATTGGAATTCCCTATCCCCCACCACTACCCGATAGCCGGGCCTTCAACGCCCTATCCGCCCCCACCACGGGCCACCACACCGCACCCTATCCCCCGATCCCGCCTATCTAAGGAACGCGCACACGCGCGCGAATAGCACGTCCTATGCCAAAAGAAAAAGGGTCCCGAAGGACCCCTTGCTGCTATATTGTTTCTTGTTTATCGGTCGCTACTATCCTCCCTATCCCAAATCTTCCGTTGTGCCCGTAAGTACCGCGCGTACAGCCTACGCTGATGCCCTCGCCTTGGATGCGGCAGGAAAGGCAGCACTCGCTGCCACGTCCTTTCCGCCCGCCGTTCTAACTCTTCGTCACTATGATATAGCTTCATCACCTAATCCTCCTACCAAGGCCACCCAATGCGGCCCGACACCAATAGGCTAGCACAGGGACAACACGAAAGCAATACCCCTTCACCACTGCCACCACCACCACCACCACCACCTACGCTCTAAGGCTCGCGCGAAGAGCAAGACCCATACCGGGGGGGGGGGTCCTCCGATCTCAGCTCTCTAACCCCCCACCCATTGTTCTTGGAATGTAATATATACTATAGACCTCGGTCTCAAAATTTTAGGAAATTTCCGCATTTCTCACTTTCCAGGCTCAAAATTTCCTAAAATTTTCCATTTCTCACTTTCCAGGCTCAATATTGCCCTTGACTTCTTCCCCGGCCCGAGCGACGATAGAGCGCAGTAGCGCTCTATCGTGTAACCCGTCCCCAACTCATGACCTGGACTCCCTGCTTCCACTTTCGCGCCGCCACCCAGCAATGCATACTCGGCAAGCGTTGGCCGCGCGACTGTGGAGGGTGTGCGTCATACGAGCCGGGGCTGTCGCGCGACGACCAGGACAAGCTAGAAACTTGGATCGACGGACACCTCGACGCGGAGGATTCGAAATGAGGGCGCCCCGACTGGCGCGGCTGAGGCAGCAGTGGCAAGACGAACTAGCGTGCGAGCACTCCCCGATTCGACACTCACCGGCTTGGCAGGAGGCGCGACCTTCGTCTCCCGTATCCCCTGGACAGCCCCGCGGCACATCCCAACGCGTCAAACGGGCTCTAGGGCGCGCGGGCTGACGTATGAGCGCCGCGTCGGTCACTGGCTGCGAACGAACTACGCCGACCCACTCGGGTGGCTCCTACACGACCACCGTTGGCTTCGCAGCGAATCCCGGTGGCTCCAACCCGACTTCGTGCTCGAGACTCCTGCCGGCTGCGTCCTGCTTATTGAGGTCAAACTGACATGGGTTCCAAACGCGAGCCAACAGCTACAAAAGTACGCCTCAGCGATCCGCCCGTGGACCGAAAACGTCCATCCAATCCTCGTATGCAGGAACTTGTCGCCGGAAGCTCCTTCTATAAGTACGACGCTGAGGGAGACAAAGTCTCACGGTATACTTCATTTATTCCTGTAACGGAGTACTACACGGCGCGGCAGCTGTACGAGCAGCGCGTCGAAGACGAGCTGGCAACGCACCCGACGTTCGAGTACCAAGTCCGGCCCGCCAGCGGCGTCATTCCCGAAACCGTAGAAGAACTCGCAACGCGCGCGAATGAGTACTTCGAGGTCAGTTACGCGGTTGGACAAAAGCCAAAGTTGAACGGTCTGGCACTCCACCTCGGCTGCGCCGGTCCGTTATCGCTTCAGCGGCTCGGAATGCGGCGCCCCGAGTTTCGTTCGATTATCTCCCGCTGTCTTACGGCGATCGCCGACAGCTACGAGCAAATGCTTGACGGAGGTTCGGCAACCGCGGCTATGTTCATGATGCGGCACTTGCCGGAATTTGATGTAAGCGAGGCCCCTGGATCGGCGCCGATCCAGTATTACCAAGACAAGCGTGAGATAACACTGAATGCGAAAGTCTCCGGTGTCGCCGATCCGGCGGTGCGGGGAAAGGAATTGAATCCGCACCAAGCATATTACCGGCTGGTCCATCAAACCGAGCCGATCGAGGATGCAGAGCTACAAGGCGAAGCCGCGGCTGTGCCTATGCAATCGCTTGAGGACATCCTCGACGACGAGTCGCGCTAGCAGGAAAGCAGTCAGTATGTTGCGTAATAAAATTTGGCACTTTGCGCTACGAAACCATCTCGAAGGCTCGCGCCTGTCGCAGCCCCTGTTAGCGCTGCGTGCTGTGCTTTTTCCTTTGGACTTCCTTTGTGCACATCGTAGCTACGATCCCCGCACAGATGTGTGGAACATCCACGGCGTGAAATACTCAGGAGCAGCTCTTCGAATGCTAGCCGAAGCAGACAACGTGATATATAAGATTAAACGGGAGGATTCAGTTATAACCCTGATGCACTTGCCTAAGATGGAAACTAAGGAGCTCCAACCCTGAGCCGGAATCTAGAGTTAGTCCCTAGAAAAACTCTACTCACTCCCAATGCCCCGTCCCACGATCAACTTTGCCGCCCCGGACTACGACCCCATTCTCGAGTATCGGCAACGGGCGCTTACCCGACTGTTGTCGAACAAGGGCGCCGTCCCGTCGTTGCTTGCGTTCTACCGCACTAACTGGGCCGAGTTCATAAGCGATTGGGGTACGACGTTCGACCCAAGACAAGACGATGGGAAGAAGAAAATACCCTTTATCCTCTTTCCTAAGCAAGAAGCCTACGTTCGCTGGGTATACAACCTGTGGCGCGCGCGGAAGCGCGGCCTAGGTGAGAAATCTCGTGAAGTCGGTTTCACTTGGCTTTGCGTCGCCTGTGCAGTATGTTTATGGCTCTTCGAGCCCCAGTCCGTTATTGGATTTGGCTCGCGCAAAAAAGAACTCGTAGACAACGGCGACAACGATCCGGACTCGATCTTTTGGAAAGTCCGATTCTTCGTCGACAACCTTCCCGAGATCTTTCTGCCGCGAGACTGGAAGCAGGGTCGCAAGGCAATGGTGGTGCCGAATAAGGAAAATGGCGCGGTAATCAAAGGAGAGATCGGAGATGAGATTGGGCGTGGTGGTCGGTCCAGCCTGTATTTCGCAGACGAATACGCCCACCTTGAACACCAAGACATGGCTGAATCAGCTCTATCTCAAAACACCGATTGTCGTATTTACATCTCGACCGTCAATGGAGTCGGCAACCTCTTCTACCGTCTCCGCCACTTCCTGCCCAACGACCAAGTCTTCATCTTCGATTGGAAAGACGATCCAAGAAAGCGCGTTAACCCAGCGATAGAGCCGACTGAAGAACCTTGGTACCTCAAGCAAAAGTCCGAACTGCTCCCAACTACGATGGCCTCTCAGGTCGATCGAGATTACAACTCCGCTGTTGCAAACGCACTGATCTCGACCGAGCTGATTACCATCGCCGAACGCACGCCGATCTCGTCAATCGACCAGCCGCCCCAAACGCCGTGGTCGATTGGGATTGATGCCTCTGGCCTCGGCAACGACGAGACGGTGTTCTGGTTCCGTCGTGGGCGGCTGTCATTGGCGCCGAAAACCTACCGGGGCCTGGACGGCATCCAGATGGCTAAGCTAGTCGAGGACGAAGCACGCCTATTGATTCGCTCCGCCCCAATCGCGTTGGTCGCAATCGAGCGCGACGGACCCGGGGCGTCGTGCGCCGACCAGCTCAAGTACGGATGGCTAGCCAAGGTCACTGTTGCGGTCCACACGGGCGCCCGACTCAACGACGGCGTCCACTACAACTTGCGCGCGTTCTTGCACACGCAAGCCGAGGAGTACCTACACGACAATACCGTTCACCTGCCTACCGACGATATCTTTCGGTCCCAGGCTACTGCGATCCAGATGCTGCCCCCAAAAGGTGGCCTAAAACTCGTCGAGTCCAAAGATGATTATCGTTCCCGGTTCTCGGCTGGGCGCTCGCGTGCGGAAAAAGCTTCTGGGCGCTCACCCGATCGCTGGGACTCATTCGTGCTGTCGTTTGTTCCACCTCGTGCGCGGCCACTGAAAACCGAAGCCCCCGCGTTCAATCCGTTTGTAGAAAACTCTGCCTGGAGACCCCTAGATGCCGGCATCGGATACTGATATTACACTGGACGATTCTGAACGCACTCCGTGCGAAATCTGGACGCGCGTGATGGGATACCACCGTCCCTTGAGCTCGTGGAACCTAGGCAAGCAGCAGGAGCATCGGGATAGGGTATATTTCAGGGAAGAGCAAGACGGTTGGGATAAGACCAAGCACCAACATGGTAACCTCGCATGAACTTTTCCGCCGCTATCGCAATGCCTGCTGAGGATCTCCTCATCCCCCTCGCGCGCGACCTGTGCCGCGACCGAGACGAAGCCGTACGCGCACGCGCCTCTACTGGCGTCGAGTCCATTTGGCAGCGTGCCCGTGACCAGTACGCCGGCATTGACGAGGTCAACCGAGGACGTAGCGGGAACTCGCTATCCAACAAATCCCTTACGATGGACGGGCCGATTCGGGTAGCCTCCCCGCTCGGGCTGTCCGACCGTGAAACCCGTTCGACTGTCTTTGTCAACATCACTCGGCCGTATGCCAACGCAGGAACAGCGCGCGTTGCCGACATCCTGCTTCCGACCGGCAAAATGCCATGGGACCTCACCGCTTCGCCCGTGTCAGACCTACAGCTCCTTGCCGAGGCCCTGACCAACTACCCGAACGATGCAGCTATGTTGTTCCAGGCAATGCCCGAGTTACAGCAGCAAATCACTTCGGGCAAGGCCGAGGTAGATGCAGCAATCGAAACGGCAAAACAGGTTATCAAGGACTGGCTCGAGGAATGTGATTGGCTTGGTCAGGTCCGCACGCAGATCATCGAAGCCGGCCTTGTCGGCACCGGTGTAATGAAAGGGCCGTTTCCGAAGCCACGGACCGTGTCGCCCCAAATCCAGCAAGCACTCAACATGCTTGCGCTTCAGTCTCCAACGGGCCAGCTGGTTGCAAAGCAGCTCGAAAATCGCCTGCTCTACGCTCCCGTGTTGGAAAACATCAAGGTCGAGAACTGCTATCCTGCACCGGGCTGTGGCCGCGATGTACAAAACGGCAAGTTCTTTTTCGAGCGCATTCCAGACGTTTCGCGGCGGCGCCTTGAAGAGTTCCTTGAAGATCCGACGTATTTCGCCGATCAGATCCGAGCGTGCCTTAAAGAAGGGCCGAAAAGCCTACAAGACAACAAAGGGGTTGATAAAGACAAAGGCTACGACTTGTGGATCCGCACCGGCATGGTTGACTTGTCAGACTATGTCTCACAGCTCGAAACACTGGAGGATGCGGCTGGGGACATCGAGTTGTCTGAGATGTTCCTTACGGTCACGCTGTGCAACCATCGGATCATCAAAATTGCAGAGCCAATGCTTAATTGCAAGGAATTTCCCTACCGGATGCTTCTGTGGGAACCTCGCGACGACTCCTGGGCTGGGATCGGCATTCCAGAACAAATCGAGACGAGGATTGAATGCGGCCGTTCGTGCCCTGATGGATAACATGGGGTATTCGGTCGGCCCGCAGGTTCTCGAGGTCGAAGACTTGATCGAACCCAAGGAGGGCGACGATTACCAGATGCGCCCCTACAAGCACTGGGTTGCTAAAACCGGCATCCCTGGCTCGGGCGCCCTCGACGATCCTTCCAAGGCGATGACGTTCTTGCAGTTCCCAAACTATCTCAATGAAATCATGCCAGTTATCCAATACTGGCTGAAGATGGCCGAGGACACTACAGGACTTCCGTTGCTCCTACAAGGCCAAGCGTCGACTGATGCGGTCGGCGTTAGTCAGCAACTCATGAACAATGCCTCGACGAATCTGCGCCTCATCGTTAAAGCCTGGGACGATTGTGTATGCAAACCGAATATAGAAGATTTGTACGAGTGGTGCCAGCTGTATGGACCGGAGACGGCAAGGGGAGATGCGAAAGCTATACCTCTCGGATCATCGACACTGCTTGTAAAGGAGCTACAAATGCAGGCGATGCTGCAAGTACTCGATCGGGCGGTACAGCCAATCTACGGACTGTCGCCCAAGCGCATCATGACCGGGTTTTTGGAAGGGTTCCAAATCGACGCTGAGAACTACCGGCCCGACGAACAGGAGATGCAGCAGCTCCAAGCTGCGGCGAATAAGCCAGATCCACGAGTGGAAAGCGCCCAGATTCAGGCGCAGGCCCAAACAGTCATTGCACAGATCAGAGACGCGACAGATCGGTTAAAGATTGCAATCGACGCTCAGGCGAAAGCATTGCAAGTACAACAGGCTTCCGACGCCGTGGACACACAAGCGTCGGCGAACATTGCTCAGGAGACTCTCAAACAACAGGGCGAGCATGAGCGGAAGGGCGCAGAGATTGCGGCCGTGCCGCCGACCACGAAACCCAATGGTGAGGCTAAGCCGGAAGAGCCGCCTATGGATGTGGATAAAGCACTGAATACGTTGGGGTTGCAATGAAATACGAACAAATCCTAGCTATGGCTGAAGGCGAAAGAGTAGTAAAAGACTACATCTATGTTAAGCATAAGGGCAAGCTCAAAGCAGAACATAGGATCATAGCGGAAGAAGCACTTGGCCGTCCTATTCCGGCCAAGGCTGTGATTCATCACGTTGATGAGGATAAGCACAACAATTGCCCAACTAACCTTGTGATCTGTCCAACTCGAGAGTACCACGCCCATCTGCATAACCTTATGATAGAGCGAGCTGCGGATTATCAGGTTCTTTCGAAATATCCTTGGCTACTCGATCTTTAAGGATACCTTCCAATGTCCCAGTGTGAAAATGAGCTTCCTGGCTTTGTCGTAGTCGTAAGCGGCGCGTACATTGCTTGGTTCCAGGACAAGGACCAAGCCGCAGAATGGGCGCGTGAGAATTACTTCGGGCAGTGGCTAATCCACGAGTACTCAATCCCATTCAAGCCTTTGTTTACGCCCGAAGAAATAGAGGCTGCTAAGAAAAGAGCACAAAAGCTGCATAAGGCGCTCAACTGGGAATGAGATACGAACGAATCGAACATTAAGGACACTACTCATGCCACCGCTCAAACCCGCTATTGGACTCGACAGAGACACCGGCTGGACAATCGACCCGGAGCAACTCGAGACAATCTATAACCGCACAAGCAGCCAGCATCGACTCTGCCCCGAGTACGTCGAGGAAGTAATCGTGGCAATGCTCGAACTCGGTTTAATCCCACCACTAGACACTTCTTCCCAATGACTTCCGGCGACTATCGTACCCTTCTCCCTGGACTTATCGACTCTGGCGGAGGACGCCTCAGTATTGCACTTGACAAACTACTTGACATTCTATCCGACCGAGCTACAATACTTGCCAGCGAGATCTCGCGGCCTGGCCTGGACCCAATCAAGACTGAACTACTTCGGGGCCGGCGCGAAGAGTGTCTCCTTCTTTTATCGGTGCTTAAGGATCGAGTGCCAAGGCCAGTAGAACCTCTGGGTTTCACCGACCTAAACCTTCAATCAGCACCCAAGCGGAGCTAAGCATGTTTACGCTGCACTTTCCTTTAATGGATGAGTTCGACGATCTAGAACTGGCGGGCGGGGCCAAGGGCCCAGAAGCCGAAGGCGAAGGCGAATCGCCAAGCGGCGACGCTTCCGGCTCCGAAGCTCCTGAGGGATGGCTACGCGACATATCTGAGGACGATGGCTATGCTATCCTTTCTTCAGCTCGTAACTTTCCCGACCACCTCCGAGGCCTCGAGTCCCGAGTCTTCGGGCGCTTTGGTCCGATCCAGCAGAAGCTGGACGAATTCGGCAAGGCGCTTAACTCGCGTGTATCGTTCGATGCCGGGAAGATCAAATCTGCTTTGGACAAATACGACGAATCAGGTGCGCTTAGTGAGGCCCTGGTTCCGGCGCTTTCCGAAGCACTCCAGATTAACCAGATCGACGAATCCACGCTGTCGCCGTTCCTCTCGCCGTTTCAGGAGACGCTAGCGCAGCAACAGGCGGAGCAGCTTGTATTGTCCCACTACGATCCTCAGGACATTGCTGAAATGATCCCTGAGGTCAAAGACGGACGGTTCGCTCCTACGAACCAGAAGCAAAAGGATTTTGTTGACTGGTATGGGCAACAGGGGTATGACACGCAGCAAGCACTGCTGAACTTCGGCGCCCCTTATGTACGTGCCCTGCGCCGATTCGAGCGCTGGGAACAGGACAAAAACAAGGAAAGGGAAAGAGTGGTTGGAGCAAAATCCTCCCGGCTCGCAGGTGGGCAACAACCCTCCTCTCAAGGACGCCGGCCAAAGGTAGCTGGGCCTCAAACGGCCGAAGAAGCCTTCCTTGCCGGCTTTAATGAAGCTGATTGAATAGAGGTTCTGAACTAACATGGCTGGCCAATTTTACTCGACCGTTGCGGGTCGTCTCGAGAAGTATCCTGGACGTATCCTCAAAAAGGCTCAGAAGCGTGAGATGCTGACCAAGCTCGGCGCTATGGACCCAATGCCCCAAAACAAGTCGGAGACTATCGTCTGGCTGCGCTTCCTGCCCTACGGCGGCGTTGACAACCAGTGGATCGCGGCAGGCGGCGACACCGCGTATATCTCTGCACACCTGATCGACGAAGGTGTGACGCCGTCAGCTGACAGCATCACCTACACTACGCTTTCTACGACTCTGCAGCAAATCGGCTGCCTCTACTCTTACACTGACAAGACCGCCTACGTCCACGAGGAAGGTTCCGAGATTCCTCGCGAAATGGAGGATCAGGTCTCACAGCGTATCGCGCTGTGCCGAGAAATGATGGTTTATGGGGAGCTGAAGTCTACCACGAATCAGTTCTTCGGTGGTGCTGGAACTACGGTTGGTACGACTGATGGGCTGCCCACCAAGGGCGACCTGCAAACCATCTCACGCACCCTGCTTGGCAAGTACGCGATGATGGTCAACAAGACTCTCAAGTCTGGTCCCATGTTTGGGATGCAGAGCGTAGCTGCGTCGTTTCCGCTCTACACCCATACGGACATGGAAAAGACGTATGAGAACTTGACTGGATTTACCAAGGTCCAGGACTACGGCGGGCGCGAGCTGCTCGATCCTGAGTACGAAATCGGCGCCGTCGGTCGTTTTCGCGTCATCATCAATCCGATCCTGACATACCTTGCCGGACAGGGCGCAGCCGGTTCGACCTACAAGGCCACCGGCAGTAATTACGACATCTACCCGCAGGTCATTCTGGGCCAGGGCTTTGGTGGCGGCGAGGCGTTCGGCCAGGTTCCACTGCGTGGCGCGGATGCTGCGGGTTCGATGGCAACTATCAATCCTACCCACATTCCGCCGGCAACGAAGACCAAGTCTGATCCGCTCGGTCAGCGCGGCTATGTCGGCGCCGCAACGTGGCAGGCCCAGAAGATCCTCAACGACGGGTGGCTTGCGGCCTACTTCACGTGCACGGAGGTTAACTAATGGCAGCCGTTAGCACGAAGGATGTGAAGCTTGTCCTGCGGCAGGGTATCTCGGCTGTACAAGCTGATGCCCTTGCCGACTGGATGCAGGCTGTGACTGATGCAATTCAGGCCGTGGCAGCTCAAAACGATGCGTCCGGTTCGGGCGCAGTTGCGGCTGTGGCTGCTCTTCTGACCGATTGAGGATCGAACGATGGCATTGACTTCTACTGATATCATCAAAAGCGAGCCACCGCGGTTCGCTTGTGGGGCTCGGACTGGAACGCGAACCGCAGCGGATTTTACAATTACGCTTGGTTTCGCTCCGAAGAAAGTTCGGGTTGTGAACCTGACCGATCGTGTCGAAGCCGAATACTGGGTTGACTCCGACCTCGATGCTACCTCCGGCAACGTCTATGGACTGGTCACGGTTGCAAACGGAACACGAACGTATGCGGTTAATGGCATCTCGGTAGAAACTACCGAAGGTGCTTCCGGCCGGCAATTCACGGTAGACGTTTCGGTTGCCAACCTCGAAACCGCCAACGACGATGTAGTTTGGGAAGCCTGGGGCTAAGCCTCTTTCTCATATTTCCTGGCCGGGAAGGGTCCTCCTCCACCCCTCTGCGCCTCCCCAGCGCTCCCGGCCACCTCTTTCCACTAGGACACAACCATGGCACTCGCACCAAAAGTCAACGAAGACACAGATCCGAAGCGGCGGTATATGGAAGAGGTTGATGACGCGGAATCCCTCATCCGGCCAAAGACTGATGCCACCAACGAAGCCCTCGACGCGTATGCGAAGGAGCTGGCGTTCCTAAATGAAAAGGTCGAGGTCATGATTCTACCAGCAGCTGATCCGAATGATCAGGCAAAGCTAGTCGATGTTACCGTCAACGGCGTTCCGTACTACTTCCTCCGCGGTGAGTGGCGAACAGTTCCGCGCTTCGTTCTGGAGGTTCTTGCCACCGCAAAGCACCAGGCATGGAGCTTTGGCTACAAGAACGCGTTAAGTGGCGCGACAGTCCAGACCAACGACTCGTCGCATATTCTGCGGTTTCCACACCAGTTCCGTGACGCTAATCCGCTCGGCTACAAGTGGTACGATTCTATCAAGGACCGAGTGCATTGACAATACGATTGGATTGAACCCAACCATACATACGGAGGAATACATGACGGAACAAGAACTTGAGTTGGAGCGTGCTCGTCTTGCTTTAGATGAGCGTGCAATGGACCTTGCCTACCTTCGGCATCAACTTAAGGTAGAGCAATCTAAAGTCAATAATGAACTTAAGCGCGGTTACTTGGAACTTGCTCGACAAGAAGCTAACAAACACTTGGCGTCTTGATGCCTACTTACAAGCAAATCTGTGAATCAGTTCTCGAAGAAGCCAACGGCCGCCCAGTCGAGCTTGCTTCAACAAGTCTCGGCAAAGCCTCCGATGGGACTTACTCGCTGACTGATCCGACTCAGCGAAACATAGTTCGCTGGGTGGACGATTTGTATGTCCAAGTCCAGCAGCAAATGATAGAAGCCCGCTTTATGCAGAAGCGAGGGCTTTTCATCAAAACGGCGGACTCAGTCGAGGAGTATTCCAAGTCCGGGATTCGCGAAGTTAACCGACACTCGTTCTACACGACGCGTCAAGGGCAGACAGCGCGGATTCCAATCACGGTTCTGGATTACGACTTTTGGCTCCAACAGGAGCGTGTCTATCATCTGCCTGACTCTAACCCGCTGTGGCTGATTCGCAAGCCGAACTTTCAATGGCTTGTCTATCCGCCACCTAGTGCCGTTTGGAACATCTACGGTGAGTGGTGGTTAAAGCCCGAAGGTTTTGACGCACCCGATGACGAGCCATTGTGGGACGAAGAATACCATGACGTGCTCAAGTGGAAAGCACTCCAGCTCTTTGCGGCGGAGTTTGCGGCAGAGGGAGCGCAGCAACGGCTGATGGCGCGCGTTGCACAAATGCTTCCCCCGCTGGAAAAAGCGTTCAAGCGCCGCTACATCCCTGCTGTTGGTTCGGCACACCCATTAGTCTGACCATGCGGGATTTTTACCAACCTTTACAAAAAATAAGATATCACACGGGGCAACCCAGGGAGATTGAATGGTGAGAGCGATAACAACATGGCAGGTGATGGCGAGGCAAGCGGTTGGCTCAAAGGAGCAGTCTGGGCTTTGGGTCTCGGCCTTCCAATCGTTGTTACTGGGTTGGGCGGTTGGCTCCTCATTGCTCGTAGTGATAGTCTTGACCGTGATGCAACCCTCAGTCACCGGATGGACGCCATCGAGGAGCGCGTTAATCAGCTCGCAGAAGATATGTCAGCCCATGAGCGGGCTGACAAAAGTGAGACGCGCCTCGCTGACGTCTGGCGCCAGCGCATCATTAGCAACGAGCAAAGGCTAAATGCGATCATGGCCGAGGTAGCGCATTGTACCAGCTTCAAGGAACGCTGCGCGGCGCTAGAGCGGCGTATGGATCGGCTTGAGGAAAATATTGAAAAGGTGACTAGTAAGGTCGCTGAGCTGGATGCTGGTGTGAGGGCACTAGGATCGGGGAGGCATCGATGATGAGCATGATCACTGCCATTCGAGGGCTGCTTGGTATGACGCCTTCTACCCAACGACCGCTCGACGTTGATTGGATCAGCGTGCTGGAGCGGGCGAATCCTGAAGGCTGCGGGCCGGATACTGCTAGGGCAGAGCTGGTGCAGGGCGGTCGAAATGGCTCCTTTGACATTGCCCGCAAGGACTGGCCGCGCTTGCAGCCACTGGTTCCGGCCTTCGATCGGACGGCAGACGAATACGAGTTGCCCGCGTCGCTCCTGCTGGCAGTGGCCTCGCGCGAGAGTCATGCCGGAGCCGCACTCGACGCGAACGGTTGGGGCGACGGTGGTCATGCCTTCGGCGTGCTGCAGGTGGACCGACGTTTTCACCGCATCGCTGGGGCCGAGTCTCCTACAAGCTATGCCCATCTGTTGCAAGGAACTGGAATCTTGCGTAAGGCGCTGGACCAGGTAGTGCGAAAGCATCCGGGCTGGCCTCCGGAAAAGCAGCTCGAGGGGGCGCTCTGTGCCTACAACAGTGGCGTCAATAATGTGCAGACTTTGGACGGCATGAATTGGGGAACGACACACGACGACTATGGTGCGGACACCCTGGCTCGGGCTCAGTGGTATCAGGTGCACTTCTGATTCCACAATTACTGAGCCCTTCAATAGCAGCTCCTGGCAATGACAACCGGACGAGAGCTTAGGACCGTCTTCTTTCACTCCCCGTCGGCCCTGAATCTGCTCCTGCGCAAGGAGCTGGCTAGTCTTCAGGCGCGCATGCGTACCACTGGCCAGCGCTTCGGATGCTTCCGCCGGACGCTTGTTGACGGTACCCAAATCACGGTGACAGCGACCCTCAACGGACCGGTGCCGCTGTTCGTTGTGCGTGCTAACTCACCATCGATGGGCGCCAGTATTGGTGAAGCGGTCGTTGTGCGGCAGTTGGAGAGCGGGTTGCTGCTTATCCCGACGGGTGCTGCATTGTCATTTCCGCTCCAGATCGAGGCAGGCACGGAGCTACTGGATTATTTCAGCGGCCCCGGAACCCTGGTGCCGTGTACAGAAGTCTACCAATACCTGCAGGGTGTCGCGGAGACTGCGGCACAGGCGTGTGTTGATGAGCTGTTTTTGCTGGATTGGAAGGAGCTTCCCCCCGCAACGGATAATCCGGACTGGCTGCTCGACCTACAGAACCTCTATCCATCCCATGTCTACCGCAGTGCACTCACCAGCGAGCTGCAATATGACATGGAGTTTGCTCAGCAGACGACGATTCCGAGTCGGTACACGGGGCTGCTGCGGCAGGCAGCAGCGGCAAAGCTCGGTGCGGGACGGTTGATTACAGAGCTGGGCGTCCTCGATCAGATGGGCGCAGGCTTGATTCGGGATAACGATTAACATTATTGGTTAGTCCGTGTTGGCGAAACCGGCGCTTCAGCCGTCGCCCTCGCCAATTCCCAGGAAACAGAAGAGATCCGCCTTCAGCTCGCCAGCAGCCTGTCCGGAGACGACGCTGTTCGCTTCCAGACCTGGTTATTAGCGGACCTTACTGTCGACACCACGCAGTCTCCACAGACATTGCTCAGTGCGCAGGATCTCGGGCAAACCTATGGGAGCAGATCACCATTAGCCTACGGATGGGCATTCAGCTATATCGCGCCGTGGAAGGCTGTGATCGTTACTACCAGGGTTGCACCAGACTCGACACTAGGTGCTACTTATAGTGAGGCCACCCGCAGTCGGTTGGATATCACAATCAATGCGGGACAAAGCTTAGCGACGATCACCGCGACGATAAATGTGGAGCTGCAGGACAATCCTATCCAGCCGAAGCCGGGCCATGAATACATTTGGGGGCCTGCACCAGACTTCTCCGGCATGATAAATCTCTTTCCGATTCCGCAAGGTGGGACGGCCAAGTCAATTACCGGCTCGGCGCCAGTGCTCAGCTATTTCAAGTCGGACGGTGAGCGTGAGGACGTAATCTGGAGCCAAGCACAATCGACCTCGCTTCCCAAGGCAAGTACGAGTTGGGCGATATGCATGGGAGATACAATCGATCGTGAAGGCAATCTGGATGCATACGCCCGGGGCACTTTCAGCGGCGGCGGTTTCTCCGGCGGAGCCGTGACGGTCGAAATGAAGTCTAGTATCAGCGGCGAAC